GGCTTCTTCCTGCCGGATGGCTGGCTACGGTCATTGCCTGGTGGCGTGACAGGAAAGTATACCAGGTCCGTGCAGTAAAAGAAACCGAAAGCACTTACAAGGCTCTGTATGATGACCTCAGTGCCACGGTATTGGAATTAAGCAAACAATTACGAAAACAAAACGAACGCAATATTAACCATGAAACGGCTTTACGAAAGATGCATACTTGCAGGTATGCTGACCGCTGTCCTGTCATTATCTTCTTGCGCCAGCAGCAGAAAGGCCAGCTCGGAAACCGCCCGCTTGGACAGCCTCCGAACGAGCGTAACAGAGCAAACAACCTTCGGGCCGGTCCCGAAGAGGACGGCGACATTCTCGGTGAGTGCGGAGCAGTGGCTGAACCTGAGTAAGCTCCCTGTCGGATTCGGACTGAACTATCGGAATGACGGTCTGAGTATTGACATACAATCGGACGGAGAAGGTGGCGTGAACGTCACGGCAACAGCCGACAGCACAGGAAGACAGGTGACCGTGACTCGTACGGAAACCGACCACCGCATCCGTGATGAAACTGTGAACAGTGAAGTAAAGGAAACACGCCCCGCAGCCCAGGGATGGCTGACAGGAACAGCCCTGACCCTGCTGGGGATTATCCTTATCTGGCAACTGATTAAATATCATTTAAGCAAACATTAAAAACGACAAAATTATGGCAGATAAAAGCAACGGACTGATGTATGGTGTGGCCGCCGTAAAGTTCAAGACACCGGAAGGCGAGGAAAAGACGTTGGGCTGGCTGGATGAAAACGGGATGCAGCCTGCGGGAAATGCGCCTACCTTTATGGATGTGAATGCCGCACAGGTAACAGACGGACCCGTAGACAGCATTATGACCAATCCGGGAAGCGATGCATTCACGATGAACCTCATCAAGCTGGATGCACAAAGCATGGTCGATGTATTCGGTGGAAAGAAAGAAAAGGATGATTCTTATACTCCTCCGGTTAAGTTTGTAGCAAACGGTGTGCTGACAATATCCATGCATTCCGGACACAGCTTCCGCATATTCAATGCACGTCTGAGCCGTAACGGCTTCCAGAACGGAATCAATATGCAGAATGTACTGGCAATGGGTATCCGTGTGGACATGCTGAAACCTACAGACGGAAAAGACAGACGCTACCGTACTTATCCTCCCGGAGTGGAACCTGATACCGCAGACTCAACCGCAGACGCAGCAGGATAAGTATGAAGGCACAGGATATAGAACTGCTGGCAGGCATCTCCCTCAGTGACGGGGGAATCAGCCTGCCGCTTCATACGGTACTGCGGAAACATCCGTTCCGCATCACGATGAAGACACCTACCACACGCAGTCTGCTACGTGTCAGCAAACGTTACCTGCGCATCGGCGTTACTCCGGAAGAATATGATGCATATAACCTGGACCAGCGAATCCGGTTTGTCTTCCTGCATGGAAAGGATATCAGCCGGATAGTAGCATACGGCATTGTTCGAGGGCCGGTACTGGGAAGGTTACTTAACCGCCCGGTAGCATGGATGCTTCGGGAACTGATGACACCCGATGAACTTTCCTCCGCATGGCGGCAGATACTGAACAGTACATCTACCACGTCTTTCGGGATTATTATCGCATCGGCAGCAGCACTGAACAAGATGCAGCCCTTAGCGAGCCGGAACGAGAGCGCAAACGAAACGAGGAGTTAAAGAAGGGACATACGGAACCTTCGCATAGCCTTTTCGGCGTGATAGGTCAGCTGGCCACAGAAACAGGTTGGAGCATTGACTACATTTTGGACAAAGTAAACGTTGTAACCCTGCAAATGATGATGGCAGACATGCCGCACTGGGTTCCACCGCAAAAGCCGGACATGATGCAGCAGATCCGTGAAATGGAGGAACGGGAGAAACAAAGAAACAGTCACAAACAAACAGAAAATTTAAATGCGACAAAGGGAATGAACCCGATGGAGTTCTTTACCCACTATGCGGTCAAGGACTGATTATTTATTTTTTATCATTAATTCATTGAAATCATGGCAGTACCTGTACAGCTCGAAATATTCATGAAAGACCTTACCAAAGCCGGATTACAGTCGGTTGGTAAAAATGTGGATGATGTGGAAACTCAGACTCGACAACTGATTTCTGCATTGCAGCAGGTAATTGCCGCACAAAAGAAACAACTTGAAGTAAATAAGGCTGCAGGTCTTAGCTATACTCAGGAGGCCGCCAACATCCAAGCTCTTACCGGACAAGTACGCGGACTGGAAGCTGGACTGAACAGCCTGAAAAAAGCAAAGGAAGAAACTGCAAAAACGCAGGCAATTGACATCGACACCGAAGCCGTTACCCGCAAGACCAACAATTTGAAAACGCAGTTCAGCCAGGTAGCTAGAGAGTTGCCTTCACTTGCCATGGGACCGCAGATGTTTATCCTCGCTATTTCCAACAACCTTCCTATGCTGGCAGATGCCATTGCCGATGTGCGCAAGCAGAACGAACTTCTGGCCGCATCCGGACAAAAGGGTGTGCCTGTATGGAAACAGCTGGCTGGTGCAGTATTCTCATGGCAGACGGCGCTGGTAGCCGCTATATCGCTGGGTATTGTGTTTGGAAAGGATATTGCGAACTGGGTAAAAGAGCTTATCAACGGGAAAAAAGCTATTGACAACAATAAAGAGGCTTTGGAAAATTATAAAAAGGCCATGCTTGATTCTCAGCAGGCAGCACAGGAAGAGATTGTGCAACTGAACTTACTATATCAGGCTGCTGTAGACAGTTCCAAAGGTATGAATGAACGCATATCAGCAGTAAAGGAGCTGAAAAAAGAATTTCCTCAATACTTCAAGAATCTTAGTGATGAAGAGGTGTTAGTGGGAAAAGCTGCTGACAAATACAATGAACTTGCCACAGCTATTATGGCATCAGCAAAAGCGCAAGCTGCAAAAGAGACACTGATTAAGAACAGTAAGGAAATACTGGATCTTGAATCAAAAATAACGGAAGAATACAAAAAACAAGAACTTAACGAGGTTAAAAGGACGGAGGCTGTAGGCAAGTTGAAGGAAGGACAAAATAGAACATTCCTTCCTGTAAGCAATGATGTAATTGATGCTGTAAACCGAGATTATGACAGATTCTTCAATCAGAGCGAAGAAAAGATTACTGAATGGAGAAAGAAAATATATGATTTGACCAAGTTTAATAAAAGCTTGGAAGATCAGGTAAACATAGAAGACCTTCTTTTTGAATCAAACGGAGGAGGTGGCGAAACCGGTACAGGTTCCGGAAAGACCGACTACGCTTCCCAGCTGGCGGATGCACGCGTAAAAGCACAACAAACCACAGAGAAACTCCGTATTCAGATCATGCAGGAAGGTATCGCCAAACGAAAGGCTTTGGCAAAACAGGAGTATGATGAACAGCTAGCTGATATCGACAAGCAGGAACGGGACACGATTGCCAAAATGGATAAGGCACGAAAGCAAGGTGACAACATCCCACAGAGTCAATATGATGAAGTGAAAACGGAAGCGGATGAACAAAGGCTTTTAGCGGAAAAAATATTAGCGGAAAAGATATACCAGATCAATAAAGAATATCTGGATAAGACACTGGACGCTGAAATAGAATATAACAAACAATATGGGACCTGGCAGGAAAAAAGAGAGGCTGTAGCTTTGGAGTATACTAAAAAAATTGCCTTGGCACAAACTGAAGCCGAAAAGAAGCTTTTAAAAGAAAAAGGGAAAGAAGCTGTTGCCGCTGTAGATTTTGAGGAGTTTAAGGAAAGTATCAATTGGGAATTGATTTTTGGAAATCTTGACAAGGTAGCGAAACAAGAGTTGCAGAAATTACGCGCACAACTGGAACAATTCCGCCAGTCGCCGGAATATAAAAACATGGCGATTGATGAGCGTAAGGTCTTGGATGAAGCCTTAAATGAAATCCAGCAGAATATAATTGAGAAAGGCGGATTGCTTGGAAATTTGCCGGAGCAGTTACAGGTATTGGCAGAGGCACAGAATGAGTTGGAAAAGGCACAGTCGGAATACAATAAATCCCTTATTTTGGGGACAGAAGCAGAGAAAGAAGCGGCTTTGAAGAAAAGAAATCAGGCTCAGGCTAATGTCGTCAACGCTCAGGCTAATGTTAACGCGGCCGCTGATCTGACCGGACAAAGATTCTCTAAAGTTACAGACAGTATGATTCGACTTAGCGAAGCAAGAAGTGACCTCTCCCAACTAGGAAATTCTATCGGGACACTGATAGACGCGTTTTCTGACGCAGACTCGAAAATAGGCGGTATAGTAGGTTCTATTATCGGAGTTTTGGAGCAGTTGGGAGATCAGGGAATATCCGGCTTTGTCGGAGGCATATTGGAGAATGTCAGTAATTTGGCCGGACATATGTGGGATACAATTGGAAGCTTTTTTGGAGTAAAAGGGCTTGGAGGTATTTTTTACGGCGCGGATTATTCTGAATATGAAAATATGAAATCTCAATATGAAACCTTGTCGGACATTTGGGATGAGCTGATAGACAAGAAACAACAATATATCGATATCAGTTATGGAGAAGAAGCGGAAAAAGCTTATCAGGAATCAGTTAACCTGCTGAATCAGAAAATGCAGCAGGCATATGCTCTTGCTGAAGCACGTAAATCTGCCGGCAGCAGTATGGGCTCTCATAGCATCGCATATCGGCAAAACCGAGATTTGGGTGGATATGCCTCAGAATTATATAAGTATGTAAATCAGAATGGTAACTATAATGATATAACTAACGCTTTGTTGGGGGCGTCAGCCGATCAGTTACGTAATGTCCGTGATAACATGTGGGCATTTTGGGCTGGACTGGATTCTGAATTTCGTAATGCCTTGGAACAGATTATCGCTTGTGATGACCAAATTGATGATTTGGGTGATAAAATGAATGAAGTGATGACAGGTGTTGATTTCAGCAGCTTCCAAAACAGCTTTGTAGATATGCTGAATGATCTGGATTCTACCAACCAGGATTTTGCTGACAACTTTGAAAAGTATTTGCAGAATGCAGTATTCTCATCACTTATTGCAAACAAATACAAGTCAAGGATTGAAGCTTTATACAAAGATTGGACCGAAAAAGCGGATGGCGGTTTAACTACTGATGAAGTAAATAAGCTCAGACAAGATTATCAGAATATAATAAACGATATGTTGGCAGAACGGGAGCAGATTATGAACAGTTTCGGCTGGGAAAGCTCATCCTCCGGTAGCAGCCAGTCGCCCAGCAGCGGCGCGCTGACTACCATCACTCAGGACAGCATATCTACCTTTGAGGCAATAGGAAGAAACATGCAGACGCATCTGGCCAATACAGACAAATTCGTGCAGGAAATCCGTAACGCGCAGAAGCAGGATAGCCAGACGCTTGCAACCATAGCATCTCATACGGCATACATTGTGCTGATATACGACTTGATGGAAGACTTGAAGTTGAACGGAATACAGTTGAAATAATATGGACTTGACAGGATACCTTACAATCAACGAAACAGACGTATGGACGGAATACGGTGCGTTCCTTGGAGAAACGGAAGCGGGAGGTCACGTGAACATGGACGCTTTGCTCCGTATGCCCAAGGCGAAGGACATTACCACAGTAGATTTCCGGGAACGGAACGGAGTGGAGCTTCCTCAGAACCCGAACGTGAAGCTGAACAGCATCGAACGTACCTTGCAGTTCTGGCTTCGTGGAAGCTCCGCAGACGACCGACTGGAGAAATACCAGCGTATGATGACGCTGATTACGTCCGGAATGCTTGCTATTGCCGTAAAGAATTACCGAACCTACAATATGGTATATCAGGATATGCCGGCAGAACCGGACTGGTACGAAAGCTACGAAGGCAACCGTTTCTATGTGCTGTTCTCCGTAAAGTTTCTGGAACCGCAGCCTTCCGTTTAGAAATTGATTAAATATAGATTAAATGACGATAAAATGGAACTGAAAATATACGATAAAGCAAATAGCCTTCGACTGACAGCCAGCCCGAACACTTCTTCTTCTGTCACGGAAGAAATAGGTGGAGAATGCAGCGTATCTGCGTCGTTCACTCATACCGAATACGTGCCGCTGGATGTGGATGACTACATCGAACTGGAAAGCGTGCGTTATAAAGTAAAATCCCGTTATCGTCCGAAACACAAGAACACACAGACTTACGAGTACAGCGTGAAATTCTATGCTCCGATACACGATGCTGAAGACACGCTGATGCTGTTCCAGGAAGGAGGAACTACTTCTGAATTCAGTTACGACGGTGGTCCGCGTGAACACCTTCAGCTTTGGATTGACAACATGAACCGCCGTGCCGATGCAAATCTATGGAGTATCGGAACGGTGATTACCGCAGATAACAAGACTATTGATTATCGGAATGTGAAGTGCTGGGATGCAGCCTTCGGCAGCAACGGCATCGCCGCCACATTCGAAACGGAAATGTGGGCGGACGGTTATGTGATAAATCTCTGCAAGGCAGAACGTGGCGAAATGGTAGAGCTGGGATATCTTCAGGGACTTACCAACCTGGCACAGGAAGATAACGGAGAAGTGAAGTTCTTTACCCGTCTGTTCCCTCTTGGTTCTACGAGAAACATAAATGCAGCCAAGTACGGATATTCCCGTCTGCAACTTCCTGACCGCTCTCTATATGTAGATAAGAACGTGGACCTGTATGGTGTGAAGGAAGAAACGGAAGAAACAGCCTTCTCAGAGATATTCCCAAAATACATTGGTACAATTTCCTCTGTGCGCTCAGAAGAAAAAGAGAATGAGGAAGGACGGAAGTACACCGTATATTATTTCAAGGACAACGGTATGAACTGGAATCCGAAAGACTACGAGATTCCGGATCTGGACTACATGCTGAAATTCCAGACAGGCGAACTGGCAGGCCGTGGAACTGACGGCTCTTTCCAGGCTGCGTGGCACGAAGACACAAGGGAATGGGAAATTATAAACGTGTATCCTGATGATACTACTCAGATTCCGGGTGGTACAATTATCCCAACTCCGGGCGATCAGTACATTCCCTGGAATTTCGCCATGCCGCAGGAATACATCACCGAGGCAGAACAGGAATACAAGCAGGCTGTAGATGATTATCTTAATACTTACAGTTTCGATCCGAACAAGTACACAGGCACCACTGATCGAAACTACATCGAGAAGAACCATACCCCACTCCACATCGGATGGAATGTGCGCCTACTATCGGACCAGTATTTCGAAGCCATCGGCGGATACAAGGACACCCGTATTACGAAAGTGCAGCGCAAACTGAATGACTTGTGCCAAGCTACGATTACCTGCTCCGATGAGGTGGGTACGGGATGGAAGTCGTCTGTAGACAACTCTTTGAACTCGTTACGCTATGAGGTGGCCAGACAAGCAGAACAATATGTGTATGATATAATCAAATCTTTTGAGACAAAAACTCCTAGTGACAATAATGTCTTTTCTGCATTAAAGTCATTGAAAACACTTCTTCGTAAGGACCAGTCAGACGGAACCAGCTTTCTGCTAAAGTTACTGGGAGGTGCAGAGTTCGGAAAATATGCTTCTGGCATATCCGGCGGAAAGATTGATGAGCAAGGCGCAGCGGAATTACTCTCACTATTGCTGCGTGGTGCGTTGACAATAGGTGACTATAAAAAAGGACTGAAAGGTGCTAAGATAGACGAACAGGGTGTTGCCGACTTACTTTCTATACTTGTAAGAAACGGAATAGAATCAGCTAATTTCTCTACTGGTGCGTTAGGGGCTGGATTTTGCCTTAAGAAAGACGAAAACGGTGACAGTTACTTGGAAGTAGACCGTATGCTTGTCCGAAAGGTAGCCACATTTATTCAGTTACTTATACAACAGATAAAGCACGTTGGCGGTCAGATTATCCTTACTCCAGCTTCAATGTCTTGTGCTAAAGTAGAGGATATGGGCGACTATTACCGTTGCTATTTTGAGAATACAGACGGAGAAAGGACAATCGAACAGGAATTTGTTGTCGGAGATTTAGCAAGAGCACAGACATTCAATGTTAAAGAAGGTGTTAATCAGAATGTAACTAACACCTATTATTGGCGTGCTGTTGTTGGAACAGGAGATAATTATATAGACTTGTCTAAAACCGATTGCGATGCGGATTCTACCGAGCCAAAAGCAGGTGATGATATTGTACAGTTAGGTAATAAGTCTGACGCTACACGTCAGGCAGCTATTATCTTGTCTGCATACGGCAATGATGCACCTTATTTCAAGTTGTACAGAGGAATTAATTCTTATTCACTAGACGGAAAAGAATTTGTTTCTTTTTCACGCTCGGAAGTAATGATTATTGCCGATGCAATAAAATTCAGTTCTGGAGAAAGCGTAAAGGACTATATCGACAACGCGGTAGGGGAAGTTAATACAAAAGTAGACGATGCTATATCTGATTTATCTGAAAACATTTCATTTGTAAATCAGTTATCTAAGGATTTAGAAGCTGTTAAAAACCAAATAGACGGTGCTATTGAAACATGGTTTTATGAACCAGTTCCTACATTAAGTAACGAACCTGCTGTAAATTGGACTACAAGCATAGATAGGAATGTACATTTAGGTGACTTGTATTATGATGGAAACGGAAAGGCTTACCGTTTTCAGATGTCAGGTATTTCTTATGTATGGCAGGTAATAACAGATTCTGATATCACAAAAGCTTTGGCTGATGCTAAAAAAGCGCAGGACACGGCAGACGGAAAGAGAAGGGTATTTGTTACAACCCCTACAAATACGTCTGTATACGATATAGGCGACTTATGGGTAAATGCTACATACGGAAGCTACAAGAACGATTTGCTTCGATGCAAGACTGCCAAACAAGCAAACGCACAGTTTACGATTGAGCACTGGGAACTTGCAACAAGATACACAGACGATACTAAGGCTAATCAGGCTCAGGTTGCGGCAGATGCAGCTAAACAAGCCGCTGACAGTGCGCAGCAGACAGCTAACAATGCGGTTCAAAGTGCGGCAACTGCAAACGCCTTATTGTCTGATATAGCAAATGATAACAAGCTGACTGCTCAAGAAAAGCAGGAAACAAAAAAAGAATGGGATATTATTGTTTCTGAAAAGCCTAAAAATGATGCAAGTGCTGACAAGTACGGAGTAAGCAAGACTGCTTACGGAACGTCTTATAATACGTTAAGCACTTATATAACACCGTTACTTTCAAGTCTTTCAACAACAAGTAATATATCAGGAGCTACATTCAGAAGCAAGTTTAAGGATTACTACGATGCTCGCACCGATTTATTGAATGCTATATCAGCAAAGGCTAAATCCCTTGCAGATGCGGCACAACAAACTGCAGATGCTGCACAAGAAAAGGCTAATCAGGCAATAAAGGATGCAGCCAACGCAAAGGCAGCAGCAGACAATGCACAAAGTGATGCTGATGCGGCTACACAACGATTGAATAGCTGGGCTTCTGACGGTTCTATTTCTCCAACAGAAAAGCAGTCATTGAAAGAAGAAATAGCTAGAATTGACGCAGACAAGACACAGATTGCAAACGGATATAGTAAGTACAATCTAGGTACTCCTACAAATTACAACAATGCACACACGACTTATCGTGCTGTGTTGGTAACTCTTACGGCTTCATCTCCTGAAACAATTGCTATTCCTTCTGATTTTGCTACAAAGCAGACAACGTATTATACACAGAGAACAAATGCTTTAACTGCTATCTCAAATGCGGCACGTGATTATGCGCAAGGTATAGCCAACGATTTAAGTTCTTATAAGAAAACGGTAAGTTCACAGTTTGAGCAGACCAACAACAGTATTACTGCTGCTGTAACTTCTTCTAAAGAATACACCAATAATGCTATTAATAATATTCAGATTGGTGGAACTAACTTATTTAAAAATACAAAAGGAGGCGGTGTTTGGTATGCTAATAATTGGGGAACAGGAAAATATTCTCTAGATAATCAATTTGCAAATAGTGGTAATATAGGAGGTCAAAAAGTAGAAACAGTAGTAAAAGTTACAAAAACGCAAAACGGAACTAGTGATATAAAAACAGCATCATCATGTTATTCTAATATATCAAAAAATGCAATAAAAGATAAAGTTATTGCTGTTTCTTTTTATGCAAAGGCTGATGATAGCATAGACTTAGATATGACATTAACAAATCCTGCTAATCAAGGAAATTCTTCAGCAGTTACTAGCAAAAAAAGAACTATTTCAAATGTTTGGGATAAGTATGTAATTTATTATAAAGTTTATCCAAATCCAAGTCGTGATGGTCTTGTATTATTTTTTAGTCTTAGCACAATAAATGTAAATGTATACCTAGCTTTACTAAAAGTAGAAATAAGTGATAAGGCAACTGATTGGTCACCTGCTCCTGAAGATGCAGAAAACGCTTTGACTGAATACAAAAAAGAGGTAACATCACAATTCAGTGTATTAGAAGGTGAAATTAATAGTAAGGTTTCTTCTACTGAAATTACTACTATTAAGCAGGAAATAATTAATACTGCTGCGAGCGATGCAACCAAAAAGGCGAATGATGCAAAGACTTCAGCAATAAGTACTGCCTCTGCTGACGCAACTTCCAAGGCAAATAAGGCAAAGCAGGACGCTATATCTACTGCTGCTACAGATGCTACCAACAAGGCAAATAAGGCTAAGAATGATGCTATAACAACAGCCGGACAAAATGCAGACAAGAAGTACGCAACGATTACGACTGTAAAATCTATGCAGACAGTCATAGAACAGCACTCAGAAAAATTATTGCTAAAAGCCGAAAAGACAGAAGTTACAGCCGTTCAGAACAACCTGAATCAGACTAATAACAATTTGTCAGCGCTGACTACACGTGTAAGCAAAGCAGAAGTCGCGTTACGACCGGATAATATTTGGATTGGTATTTCTTCTAAGGTTACAAGTGTGAGCAAGATAACCAACATTGTTCCTGACAGTTGCTTCGATGATGCTAATTATAGCTTGCTTTATGCCGGAGGTTCACGTGTTAGTGCGGCAACTGCCAACAATAGTTGTCCTACAAGTTATTGTATGAAGTCTACTCAACGTGATGTACAAGCTAAAAATTATGTTTCTGTTGCCGAAGGAGAGAAATATTACATTTCTGCGTATGTAAATGCTCAATTAGCTAATCATACTGTAACAGTTGGTCTTATACTAAAAAAATCCGACGGTACTACAAGCTGGCATAATAATGGTTCTTCTGTTGCAGCTAAAACTAGCGGATGGCGAAAACTATCAGGTTATATTACAATTCCCGCTGGATATACAAAAGCCGGTATTTGGTTTCAAATTGATGGGGGTTCAAACTTTGGTTCGGCATACTTCACCAAAGTATATGCCTACAAAGTAGATGAATCTGTTAATCAAAACTATGCTCTATTGACTAGTACAGAAAAGAAGCTGACTACATTTAGCAATATAAGCAATCAAACATGGAGCGTTTATAATATAACAGGACTTAAAAAAGGAGATATAATTACAGTTTCTTTTGAGTATGAGGCAAGCAATCTTAATTTTAACACCACAACAGAACATACAGCAAAAATAAATTGCCAATTTGGTCCTTTGTACGGATGGGCTGGTACTACTTTTGATTTAAGATCTAATGGTTCAGGTAAATACATATCAAAACCTATAACTATTGGTGGCACAGCAACCGAAACAAATGAAACTAATATCTTCTTTAGATTAGATTACATTTCTTCTGTACTACAAAACGGAAGCCCGATAGGTTACTTCCGTGTTTGGAATCTCAAAGTCGAAAAAGGAGAAAGGTCAACACCGTGGAGTGCTGCACCTAGCGATTATTCCACAACAGAAGAGATTAAGACAGGAATTACCGTTAAAGAGAACGCCATAAGTATTTTCGGAAAAGATGTATCTTTACAAGGAAAGATTACATTCAGTTCTCTTAATAGTAGTTTGCAGAGCACAATCAATAATAAAGCTGACTCAGGCGATGTCACTTCTAGTATAAATTCCTCCAAAGAGGATTTAGCTAAAAAGCTTGGTTATGCCAGCTATGCTGATATGGTTTCCGCAGCAACAGCCGGAAATACAATCATTGAGGGAGGACATATTCGTACAAGTCTGATTGAAGCGGATGCTCTTGTAGTAAAAACACTTAATGCCGTAAATGCTAAAGGTATAAATACTTTAGTAGATAAAGAAGGTATAACATTAACGGATTCTTCTACAAAGAATGTTTTATTGAAAACAGAAATTATAGGGACAAGTGCAGCGAGCTATGCAGGTTCGTTAGTTCTTAAAGGAGGATTTAGTTCCGGACGTTTCCAAAAAGCTAATCTTAGTGCTTTTAGCCTTACTATGAGCAGTGATGGTGGTGGAACATCCGACAAGTATAGTATTAATTTATCCCAATATGGTTTACAAGTATTTACCAACAGTAAGGGACTTTCAAGACCTAGAATACTTTGGTGCGGATATATTTCATCTTCGGGAATAATATCGAGAGAGTATGGTAATTATACAAATGTTAGCGTGAGAAGAAATAGTACAGGGACTTATACTGTTACACATAATTTAAATATAAGTGCTTATTATGTGTTAATAACGCCTAAAAGAGATTCGTATTTTCCTATTGCTTGCGTAAAAGAACAAACAAGTACATATTTTAAATACGCCACGGCATATAACGCACCATCAGGTGGAATATATGGGTTAACAGACGGTGATTGTTCTGTATTTATAGCAATAATACATAGCCCTTCTGTTATAAAAGATGCCTGAAATAAATAATTTTTGTATATTTATAAAAACCATTTAATTATGAAAAAACTTAATTTTAAAGCTGTCCCGACAAGGGACATTGAAGGAAACCTGGAGCCTAGAGATATATCAAAAGAACTAGGAAACTTTATTTATCGTGAAACATCAGATTTAGGCGAATTAGATCTCGCCCAGAGGATTTACAAGGAAGGCGAGATTGAAGCCTCCGAAGAAGAAATTGAGATTGTCAGAAAGTATATCAACGGCGGATATAAGGCATTTGTAAAGAAAGCCTTTGAAGAAATGTTATAATGTAATTATGAAAAAGATAAGAATAGGTAAAGATATACACATTATCTGGAAATAAACGATAGGAAGTTGCGTCATGTGCTGGATGCGTTCCTATTCTGTTGCTATGTCGGTTTGCGTTTCTCTGACTTCTGCCAACTTATCCCCGCGAACTTCATTCGAGTAAACGGAAAGAAATGGCTTCACTTCAAATCAATCAAGACAAATGCTATTTAAAAGGATGAGATAAAGATTAAGAATATGTTTTTAACAATAAAAATCACATTTCGTTTTGAGTTAATAAGCGTGAAAATATCACATTTCGTTTTTGGAAATAATCACATTTCGTTTTGAGGCTTGTAGATAGGAATAAATCGAGTAGGAGGAAAACGA